GCTTAGAGGCCGTTAATGATATAAAAACTGGTAGGTTTTCAGGTTCTACTACTGATAAAACTTTAACATCCAGGACTGGCCAGTTAAGGGCCAAAATGGACTTTGATGTTGAAACGGTTGCTGAATTAATAGACGGTTCTTTTACGAACAATCTTATATATGCGGCAATACATGAATTTGGCGGTACAATAAAACCGAAAAAAGGTACTTATTTATCTATACCTTTAGATCATGTTAAAACCGCCGGTGGTGTTGCAAGGGGTGGTCCAAGAGATTATCCGAACTTGAAGTTTTTTGACCGAGGTAAGGGAAACCCCTTGTTAATGGACACTACAGGTAACCAATTTATACCGGCGTTTGTTTTAGTAAAGTTCGTTAAAATTAAACCAAGACTTGGGATAAGGGCAACAATTAAGGCTAATCAATCAGCGTTGGTTGGTGTATTGGGAGCAAGTTTTATTAATGCCTAACCCTTTATTGTTGGATATTCTTATAAATTTAGTTGATGCTTTAAAGAAGATAAAAACTGATAATGGATACTTCACTAATATAAGTAATGTTTTTAGTTTTGTAAGCCAGAATCATTCTGATAAAGTTGCTGAAATGCCCTTTGTTAATGTCTTGATAGCTGATGCAGACCAACAAGGTCAAGAGTCCTTCAAAACCAACAAGATAGCTTTTGTAGCCATTCAGATATGGGTAACTGATGAGATAAGAAATAACCTTCAAGCTAAGTTAATGAAACTTGACGCAGATGTTATAAAGGCGGTAATGGAAGACAAAACAAGGGGCGGTAAAGCCAACTGGACTCATGAGGGTAATACAACAATGTTGATACCATTTTCCGATTCAACAGTGGCTGGCGCAATCAAGATTTTTAACATAAATTATGATCACAATGACAATAACGCAACAACTTTTGTGTCAACATAAGGTGGTAAAATGGGAGCTATAATTAAAGAGAATTCACAGATAGCGGTCAAGGATGAGGCAACCCAAGGAACAAAAGAAACGTTAGCTGGTGCAGATTTCCTGCAAGCCTTTGGTTTTGGATTTACACCTGAAATAGAAAATCATGCTCGTGAAGTTATGTCAGGAAATCTATCAAATTTTCAAAGCATAAAAGGACGTAGACTTGGTAAGTGTAACTTTAGCGTAAGATTGAAAGGTTCAGGGACGGCAGGGACCGCCCCCAATTGGGGAAAGGTTTTAAAGGCATGCGGTTTTAGTGAAACTATAGTTGGAGGGACGAGTGTTACCTACTTACCTGCTTCTTTGACTGCTAATATATCCTCTGTTACTATCGGTATTTGGATCGATGGCGTTCTTTTTCAAATGTGGGGTTGTCGTGGTAATGCCAAAATTAAAATGGTGGCCGGTCAAGCCGGTCAAATAGACTTTGAATTTCAAGGTGCTAATTGGTCTTTTACTGATGCTTCCTTATTGGCAAGTTTGACACCAATGACCACGAAATCTCAGCCTTTTTTGAGTGCCTCATACACATATCAAACTTTTGCCGAATGCATTGAAAATCTTGATATTGACATGGGTAATGTTTTGCAACCCGATTCTGATATTAACACTGCAAGCGGTTATAAGCTGATAGAGATTACAAAGAGGCGGCCAATAGGCTCAACAGACCCAAGGATGGAATTGGTAGCCACTAACGATAACGTTGGTAAGTTTTCCGCAAATACGGCAGGTGTTTTAACTTACGCTTTAACCGGTTCGGCAGGTAATATTATTACTGTGAATATCCCACAGGCAACGCCAGCAAGTTTATCTCAGTCAGACAGGAATGGTATTATGAGCTGGGGGCAAGATTTCGAACTTGACAGGAATTCTCAAGCCGGTAATGACGAGTTGAGTCTTGCCTTAACCTAATGGGTAATAGATCTATTGTTGTTATTGATGCACGAACAGAAGAAGAAGTAATAATAAACCTGGATCAGGTAGTTTTTGCCAGGGTTAGAGATGATGATACTTGCATTTTAGAGCTTATGACAAATCCAAATATAACTATAAAATGCACTGGCCATGATTTAATTGATTTACTTAGGCGGACAGGTATAAGAATAAGATAATTTTTAAAAAGGGATAAATATGATTTTCCAAAACTGGGCCGATGGATTTAGTTATATACCTAAATCTGAGAGAAAAGAGAAAACTCCCGTAACATTTCATTTCAACCATCCTACAACAAAAGAACTAGCATCCATTAGAAGCCAGTCTGGTATAAAATTCAAGGGTGATTTCTCGTCACCTGACTCATTTGAAAGGGTAAGTGAAGCTTGTTATACAAAGGATATAGAAAATGACGTTAAAATATTAAAAAAAGTCATTAAGGATGTTGACAACTTTTTCTCAAAAGACGGAAAAAAATATAATTGGACCTCAAACGGAGACATAGAAAAAGAAAGAATGTTAGTGCTTGTAATGAGGCAATGCCCTGAGTGGATTGATGAATTGATAGAAAATTACATTAGCGGCTCTGAAGTTACTGAGGAGCAGGAAAAAAACTAATAATCGGTGCCGCCTGTAGTTATCTTGAGTTAGATTGTTCAAGTTGTACCGAAAAATTAAAAATAAAAAGGGGTTGTAAAACTCCGACAAGTTCCTCTATATCGATTCTTTACAAGAATGGTGAATTAGAATTTCATTTCTGCCCGGTTAATGAGGTTTCTTTTTTTACTTGGTCTATGGTAAGCCTCTATTGTCACTACAGTAGGGGCTTTCTTTTTAGCTCAGGCGGTATAGAGGATCAATTAAATCTTTATATGGAAAGTATGGCTGTAATGAGTCAAGCTTTTAGTAAACTTAGCGAAAAAGATTAACAGTAATGGCCACAACTGACGAATTAAAAATCAAAATCTCAGTTGCTTTTAAAAAAGCCCAGTCAGCACTAAAGCAGATGTCCGGGAAGTTTAAGAGCTTCGGTAAAAATCTTGTAAAGATTGCAAAGCGAGCCGGTTTAGCTTTTGCTGCTATGGGTACAGCCATGTTTGCGATGGGAAAAAGTGTTGCAAATGTCGGTGATAATATAGCAAAAATGAGTGTTAGACTGAATCTTTCTGTTCAAGATTTAGCCGCTCTTCAGTTCCAAGCCAGTCTTGCTGGTACTGATTTCGAACAGGCAGCTAACGGTATACGATTTATGGCCAGGACCGCATTTGATGCCAATGACGGCTTAAAATCAGCCGCCAGGGGGTTTGACATACTTGGTATTAAAGTTGCTGATTCTACGGGAAAAGTAAAACCTTCAGGCGAACTGTTTTTGGAAATAGCTGAAGCTATGAAGAAAATGGAGGCTGGTACCAAAAGAATGGCTGCCGCCCAGTTGATATTCGGTAGCAGGTTCGGGACCGGTATGATTCCTCTACTCATTCAAGGTAGGGAAGAGCTTGAAAAACAAGCAAAAGAATTTGAAAGGCTTGGGCTTATATGGTCAGAGAAAGACGCAAAAGCGGCGGAAGAGTTTAACGATAGCTTGTTAAGGATGGAATCAGCGTTCAAGGGTGTAACTCAGGCAATAAGTAAAGAGTTATTTCCTGTTTTTATCCAAACATTCAAGAATATGACAGCTTTACTTGTTGAAAATAGAAAAAGAATTAAGGATTTTGTTGTTGGTATAGGATCAATGATTAAAGAGAGTTTTAAATTTGTACAAAGAAATAAGAATTTAATACTTTCATTGATAGATCTTGCCTTTGTTTTGTCTGTAGTTGGTACAAGTTTTGCTGTAATAACTGGCAATATTCCCCTGGCTATTGTCTCTTTGGGTATCTTAACCGCTTCTTCTCAAGCTGTCGCTGCAACAATAGCAACGATAAAAATAACAGAATTTGGTGAAAAACTGGTAAAAGCAAGCGAAGAGGCCAATAAAATGGCAGACAGCTTAAAAAAAATAGATGACCAGGCAAAGAAATTAGACAATACAATAAAACTGACATTTAAATCTATTTCAAAACCACCTGATTTAACGGAATTGGTTAAAGTATCAAAGGAAGCTTTTCAAGCAACTGGTGTACTTGGTGATGAATTCTTAAAATTAAGGACATCACAAATAGCTCAGGAAAAGATAATAAAACTTAACGCAGCTCAATCAGAACTTGAAGCTATTAAAAATCAGATAGTTAAAATTGCAGCACTTCAAGGAGAAGAAGGTGAAGTTTTCAAGGCAATCAAAAAAGTAAATCAGCTTAAGATGGAAATAGGGGGATCCGCAGATCGAGTTTTAGTTGAATCAGCAAGAGAGGCAAACAAAGAACTGATTAAGTTGCAAAAAGATAGGGTTAAAAAGAGCGGTACCCTTACTGATAAATGGGTAGCTTCTTGGACCGATGGCGTTGATCAAATCAGTCAATCTTTCGAAAAAATGGTCCAAAGTTTTCCCGCTAATTCAATGGTAGTTGGTATAAATTCGATGAGTCAAGCTTTATTGGATAGCAAAGGTAATATTGATTTAAATAATATATCCTGGAAGAAATTTTCCCAAGCATTCCTTACTGAAATCAACAAAATGATAGCCAAGGCTATAGCATTAGCTATTATTAACTTTCTTAGTAAAGGTACTTCATCTCTTATTGAGGGTGTTATTAAGGGCTTTTTCGCTGATGGTACACCCTTCGTTCCAGAAACCGGTTTAGCTATGGTACATAGAGGTGAAAGAATAATTCCGGCAGCGGATAATAAAAGGTTGATGAAACCAACTATTAATAACAATGTAGTTCCTTTTAAATCACTAGGTCAGTCAACGACTAAAAATGATAACCGTACTTTCAATATAAAGATTTCCAATAATTTCACCAGTAAAAATGGCAATTTCTCTGAAGCTGAAATTAGAAAAGTTATAGATAAGCAACAAAAAGCGCTTAATAGGTTTGCTGCGTAATGGCTACTTTTACAATAGGAACTGAAGTTCTCAACATTCCCAATCTTGAAGGTTACGGAGGTTCTAGAACCCCCAAAAGGCAACAAGGGTATGCTATGACCTTAGATGGCCGGGTTATTGTCGAGGATTTGGCCGGTTCTCCAACAGGTGCGCTAAATGAAGAGAAAATAATAATTCCCTTAGCAAAATTTACGCAATCAATTATGGACGACTTACTTGATTTCATTAAAACACACCTTAAGTGGAGTGGTCTGCTTTTTACTTTCCTTGATGACCTTGGAGCTACTTACAATAATGTGAGAATGGTATTTACTGAATTAGAGATAGTACATATAACAAACAGTAAAAAAATAACTCAATTAACAATGATTTCCATGCCATGAGCGCAACCCTATCATTTCCAACAGACGCACAACCATCAAACACCTTCACAACTGACGCTATCGAAACCCTACCAGGTTCAAGACCTACTTTATCTATACAAAATTCCGTAGTTACCGCTGGTAACGTTATATTCACTAACAGGTTATTGGATAAATTCGAAACTATCCTTAATATAACCACCGCAAAATTAACCGATTCTCAGGTCTCAAGCTTGAGAAGTTTTTTCCAGAGTATAGTTAAATGGAATAAGACATTTCAATTCGAAGATGGTAAAGGTGTGCTCTATAAAAATTGTTTGCTTTCAGAAGGTAGAATTGAATATATCAGGGAAAGCGTAGGTCTGTCTATCTGCTCTTTTTCTGTGCGTATAGGGCTATCTGTTAAGGATTACGCTTTAGAGTTAAATGGTAAGAATCAGTACGCTAGTATAAATCCAGGTGGAACGATGGGATTACCAAATTCGTCACTTGATCGTCATTCTTTTATAATGAGATTTAAGACACAGACCAAGATAACAGTACCTCTATTCAGGCAAAGAACCGGCAATATTGGTTATAATGTTGATATCCTAAGTAATGGAAAAATAAGGGTTTTTATGGGTGGTACTGCCTCAACGGATACATTTGACTCTACTATATTGGTAAATGATGGCTTAGAACAAACTATACTTGTTAGTTATACAGCTCAAGGAGGCAGCAATAAGACCATAGATTTACATATTAATGGGGTTTCTGACGGATCAGTCGGTGAAATTATAGGGGATCCCACAAACGCCGCTGATTTTTTAATTGGTAAAGGTTCTGGGAATGATTATTTTCCAGGAAAAATATCTTATTTTGCTTTCATAAATGACATGCCATTAGGTTTATCCACTACTGTTGCTGCAAAATTCTTTACAGATCAAAAAGTTATCTCTATTAGTGAGCTAAATCCCGAGTTTCTTGATTACAAAATAGCTGAAAATAGGTTTAATGAGATTGATGAAGTTATTTCCAAAGACTTGAAAGACGAATCATTTAATTCTGTTCCTGCTACGTCGAGGGACATGGAGATGTTTAATTACGCTGACAAAAATGCAGGAATTGTTTTGTTTTGAAAACTTTAGGAAACAATATTTCCAATCAAATAAGAAAATTTGCCGGGGCTATGCCTAGGACTTTAATTGATATAAAGCCAGTTGGTAACTTAGAAAGCTTTTCTTTAATATCTATTTTATCTATTGAGGAAAAATCTGGTGGAGATTTGGAAAATCAACAGGTTTCTGTTTCTTTTCAGGGGAATGTTACTACTGATCCCTTGTATCTTGATTTTGATCAATTCGAAACTGACGGAAGTGATTTTAGAATATTAGGAAGGGACAATGTAACGGCTTTACCTTTCAAGATAATATCCTGGGACTTCGGAGCTAAAACAGCCGAAATTTATATTAAATTTGGTTCGTTGAAGGCTTTTTTTACTCATTATTTTTACATATATGGCAACAATTCAAGTGCTTCAGATGCTAGTAGTATAGACAATACCTTTACGAAATACACAGAAAATGGTGCTCTTGCTATTTACCATCTTGATAGTGGTACAGGTAACAGAATTTTTGATTCATCCGGGAAAAATCATCACCTTGACCAATCACCTGACGTTGTTGACATTTGGAATGGTTCTGATGCTGGGCAACAAGGAGGTAATAACATTCAGCTTACTGGTAATTCCTTAGATTTTAACACTGTAAATGATGAGGTTTTCAAAGCAAGCGGTTCTGAATATTCTGACTTATTACCAGGAACCGGTGATATGACTTTCTTCTGTTGGGCTGAACTTGACGCTCCCGTTACTTTTAATCAAGTTTTCGCAAAATGTGGAATAGTTAGCTCTAACGGTTGGAGTGTAACAACAGGCACTAATATTTCTGGGAATGATGCCAATATAAGGGTTATTTTGTCTGGTAGTTCTGGGCTTAAACTTTACGATACCACTTCTAATGTCACATTTGGAGGGGCTAAAGTTTTTCTTGCTTTTACTTGGTCAAATTCTACTAACAGTCTACAGATATATGTGAATGGCACTTTTGTTGCGACGACAAAAACGATAGACCAAACAGTTGGTGATATATCAGAGGCCACCCCTATCATGATAATAGGCGGCGATGATCCCGCAGGCTTTGGTGGTGGAATCGGTCAAACTCAGAATGGTGTTTTAGATGAAATTGTCATAATACCAAGAGAATTAAACGAAGCAGAGTTAGCCGCCATTTACCGGAGGGAAAGACCGGTTTTTACTCAAGGTATTGCCGTCGGTGATGTCCCGGAAGCTAATACATTAGGAGATACTTTTTATATCGCTGACCAGGAATTAACAAATACGGATAATAATTACTTGATTGGGTTAGTCTCAAGCAGTATAAGTTCTTCTGAAACCTTACCTGTTTCCGATATTATAAGCGGTGACATGGCAGATATTTCATTAATTAATATTAATGGATTATTTGATGGCATTTTAGCTCAATCATTAGTTAATATTGAAATATGGTTTGAAGAATTTGCCGGAAGGGTACCAGAATCAGAAAAGGTGAATCTTTTTTCCGGTTCTGTTATGGAAAAGCCGGTTAATGGATCAAACACAAAAGAACTTTCATGTGCGGACAAAGGTTGGTTTTTCAATAAAAAAATAGGGACGGTTTTTACCTTTGAAAATTACCCTAACGCTAATTCCAAAACAATAGGGAAAATTAAGAATATTCCATTTGGAGTTACTGAAAACGTAGAATGTCCTATAGTTGAACAAGGGGCAGAAAGCACGCTTGCTGAAGATATAAACATTGATAGTAATGTTATTAGGCTGACTGAAACCTGGGAAAACAGTTCTATTTTTCCAGAATCAGGAACTATCATTATCCAAAATCAAGAAATCAAATATGAAGGTAAAAAAGCGAATTTATTGCTAAATGTAGCCGGCATTGATAAGAATTACAAAAGAGGTACAAAATTACTTGAAAAAACTCCTTCAGTTAAAGGTCATGTTGCTGAAGGTTTAATTAAAGCTATATCAAATGTAAGAATCCTACCTAAGGGGTTACCAATAGAGGATGCCGTTTTAGTTAATCCTGATGATTTTACATTAGTTTTCAATGATAATGGTGACGCTACTATTACCATAACCGATATACCAGGCATTAAAAAACAGGTTGAAATATTAACCCCACTGCAATTCGTGGTAACCGATATATTAGGCGGTGATATAATCGTTGATATAGAAGGATATTTTGACGAAACTCCAAAACATTATACTGATACCGATGCGAAGCTTATTAATGAAATAGCCCCTGTTTTTCATAAGTTAATAGAACTGAAGTCAAATGGTGCTATTCATGCAGATATAGACGTCTCTGGCATGGAGGTAATATCTTTTGATGATAACTTTTCGTTCAATTTTTTAGTTAAAGAACAAATAGAACTTAATAAGTTGTTAACATTATTAGCAAAACAATGTTTCTGTAGAGCTGTATGGATAGAGGGGATATTTAAACTCGTTCCAATTAAAGAAGTTGGCTCAATTCCTGTTAGAAAAATGAGGTCCGGGCAAGATACTTTACTGATCGACCAATCACCAAGTATTTCCATAGAACCTTTTCAATTTGACGAGGATATATCAGAACTTGAAGTTAAATTTGATATAGATAATCTACTTAAATGGAAGGTAGAGAGTTCATATAGAAATAACACTGAACCTGTCAAAGAGGTGACACCTGATTTAGTTATTAAGAAAACAATACTAGCACCAGCTGTAACCGATAGTGGTCATGCTCGTATATTAGCTAATAAATTGCTGGCTTTTTTTGGAAGAGAAAGAAATAAAATATTCCTAATAACTCATAAATTACATTTAGGTACAGAAAAAGGCGATGTAATTTTAATTAATCACATTGATAAAGGAATTATAGATTTTAAATTTGAAGTCCTCGGTGTAAGTTATGTCATGCCAAATGCTTCAACCGGTCAAATATTTATGATAAGTATCATTGGGTTAGGATTAGTGAATGTTCCTATCTCAGCCTCAGGTTACCAGTACGACAATACCATAAAATATGATAGTACAAGAGACTTTAACGGACCGCCATCATGAGCAAACAAGAATTAAATATTAATAATACCGTTATTAAAGAGCCTAATTGGCTGAACGCCCTCAGTGACCCAGATGCTAATTACATGAGAGGTGAAGAAAGTAAACTCCATGACGAAATTAATAAAACAGTTACCCAATTAAATGGTACTGGTAAGTTAATCACGGGATTTACCAGTCATTATTATAGGAATTTAATCATTCAAAGCAATGCTGTTACCCCTAACAGTGAAATTGACATAAATATAGGCTCTGTAGTCGTTTTGAAGGATGGTTTGGCGGCACATATAACAGATATCTCCGAAACGGTTGACATAACTGCAAGCGGTGCCGGGGGGCTAGATTCGTTACCTGATATTGGAGTTTTACAAGACAAGCCTTATGCTATCTGGGTAATCTGGAATGATACAACAGATACAGAAAAAGGTATGTTTTCTCTTAGTTTTACCGAACCTGAAATGCCGTCAGGTTATGAATACAAGAGACTAGTGGGATATTGTTTTACAGATTCAAGTTCGAATATTGAACATTTTTATCAGCGTGGTAACTATGTTGAATTTGGAAATGCATTTGTTATATTGGCTGACGGCTCTGGCGGTAATGCTACAATCGAAGTGGAATTAGATATTAATGATGTCGATTCCAAGCTTTTAGGTTTTGAAGGATTCGTTAACACTGTAAGACTGATAGGTGGGATAGAAAATTCAGCTGGTTTTCCAATTGCAACATATTCAATAAATATAAATCAAGCTGTTGACTTTGGTGGATTTAACTTTATTGATGAAACCGCTTTAAGTCGCAGTTTATTTAATTCCGAAACTGAGGAAGTTAACCATGGCACTACTTTTGATATAGGTTTGTCAAATGATGGAAAATTGAAATATTGGACACTTGCAAATACTCGATTAGATTTATCATTTTACGGGGCTTGGTTGAATTTATGAAAAGCCAGCAAAAAATAGTAAAAATAAAAGCATTACCAGATTTAAACGCTGAAAAAATGGCAGGTGATGAAGCTGGGGCGGGTGATGTAGTTAATAGGCCAGCAAAAACAATAGAAACTAACATAAAGGAACGTTGGAATACCTATAAAGATTATTGTAATAATTTGCTCGTAACAACAAAAAACTCCATCAGTGTCATTGATATTACATGCGACCAAACAGCAATAAGTAATGCGGCGGGTGATGTGGTTTTAATACAGAATGTAAACGTAAGCCCAGATATATTATCAAGCGGTATTGTGGATGGCCTTGACACCGGTTCAGTTGCAGTGAATACAGGGTACGCTATTTGGTTGATCTATAATCCAATAACTGATGTCGTTGGTGGTTTATTTTCATTAAGTTACACATCCCCTACGCTTCCAAGTGGGTTTACTTTTAAGCGACTAATTAGCTTTGTTAATGTTGATAGCTTTAGGTTTATTGAATTTCAGCAAGCAGGTAATATGTATTTTTATACTGATATGGCTTCATTGCAAATTCTTACTTCAGGAACATCAAAAACGCTAGCAACTGTAAATATTGGCAGGTTTGCAGGAAGTAACAACTTAATGACTGAGGGTTGGTTTTTTGGAAATTTAACCGGAACATTAGGTGCTACAAGCAATAATTTCGGTTTGTTTGTTCGTCCTGGATACACTGGACTTACTTGGGTAGAAAAAGAAGTTATTGCTAGAAATAGGATTACTGCTGGAACGTTAGAGGATACTATTGGTGAACAGTTCGATTGTTTGTTAGATAGTCAATCTTTTGAGTATCGACTTACTAACGTAAGCTGGGTTGCCTTATCTGCTAATATTTGGATTTATGGAGGCATATTGAATATATAATGGGTGATTTACTAGAAACTCCCGTTTATATAACTTCACTACCTGACGCTGGCGCAGAATTTCAGAAGGGTGACGAATCCGGTGGTAGTGACATTATTAACCGCCCAAAGAAGACATTATGGAATAACGTAAAAGTTGAAATTGAATTAATAAAAAATTATTATCACGGTATCTTCATTAGGTCGTCATTTCCTGAAGATGAATTTTTCACACCATCAAAATCTATAATAGTTGAAATTAAAAGAATCGCTGTTAGCGACGGTACGGATATTGCAGTGTTAGGTGGAATTAGAACAGGGGCCGACATAACAATTAACGGGAAAGGTGGGTTAGACACTGGATCTTTTACAGATGATCAAGATTATGCTATTTGGTTGATCTATAATCCAAACACGCATAAAATTAGTTGTGTTTTTTCGCTTAGTTACACATCCCCTACGCTTCCAAGTGGGTTTACTTTTAAGCGACTTGTAGGTTATGTTTATGTTCGTGCCGTTTCCGGTTCAACACAAATGCCAATCAATCAATTTATTCAAAGAGATAATCATTTAAAGTTCCTTTCTTCTAAGTTAAATTTGTTAACATTGGGAAGTGCTACCAGTTACACGGTAATTGATGCTACAAAGAAAGCAGGAAGTAATAATATCATGCGGATAGGTTTTTTTAATGGTAAACTTAGTTCAAGTACTACAAGTATAGTGAATCACGCTTTACACCTTCAACATGACGGTATAAACCCGGGTGGAGACCATGAAATACTAAGAAGGAATAGAGGCGGTGGAGAAACCATGTTAATGGGTAGAAATTTTAGATTTCTTATGATTGACCAATCTTTTAAATACAAAGTATTGACAAATAATGATGCTACTATTGATCTGATTGGTGGAATTTTAAATATATAACTATGATGCTACCAGAGAATAACGGAATATTCGATCATGGAGGCCTTGCTGGTCTTTTAGATGACGACCATACCCAATACCACAATAATACAAGAGGTGATGCTAGGTATTTTCAACAGTCTGAGTTTTTGGTCACAAGTGCAGGTGCAGGTGATTCTGGAAAACCAGTAAAATTGGATGCTGCTGGACATATAGATGCAACCATGATCAACGATGGCGATGTTGATCATGGAGCTTTAGCAGGTTTGGGTGATGATGACCACAGTCAGTATATTTTAGTTGATGGAACTCGTGCATTCACAGGAAATCAATCTTTTGGGAATAATGATCTTATTGATGTAGATAAAATAGGGATAAATTTAGCTAGTCCTGTTTGGGACTTAGATATAATGAGGGAATCAACGCTACCTGTTGCTCAAATGACGACTCATTCAAACACGGCTGGAGATCGAGCTATTCTTTTCATGCGAAAGTCAGGAGGTTCGGCAGCTTCACCCTCAGCGACTTTAACTAATCATCTTCTCGGGTCTTGGACTGTTCAAGGACACACTGGAGGTGCTTTTGCGACCGGTGGTAATTTATTCTTTACTGCTACAGAAAATTGGGGGGGGGCCGCTTGGGGAACTTCCTTTAGCTTTCAGGGTACAATTACTGGAACAACAACAAGAGCTGACTGGCTGACAGGTAAAGACAGCATGATAGGGATAAATGAAACAGATCCCGACGCGTTTTTGGAAATCGTTTCTACTAATCTGGGTATACCTTTACTTAAAGTTAAGGGTGTTTCAGGGCAAGCAACAGATTATATCACAGCTGTTAACTTTATAGAGA